GTGGCGAGGCAACGCCAAATGGGCCCGGTGGGGAAACGAATACCCCGCCCGCAAATACCGCCGCGCCTCACAGGCCCCGAGGTGGATACAGGATCTCGTAGCCCTCCACTCGGTACGCCAAGGCGGGTTTCGCCATTGGCACGGGACGGGATGCCGCTACAGGGGGGTCGTTGCGTGAAGCACGAACCCCTCTACGCCTGCCTCGTATGCGGGCTCACTCGATACCACTCCGGGCCCTGCTGGTGCTGCCGGATATTCGACCAACGGGAGACACGAAATGCAACCGATCACAGATAGCCGATTAACCGCACTCGTCGAGGCTAAGTACGGGTGCACTCTGCACGAATACGGCGGCGAATTCGCCCCGATCGACACGTACGCCGTAACCGACGGCCGACAAGTGGGATACGTCGAACGAAAGACCCGCAATTTCCCCTCGACCCGTCACACGACGGCCGTTATCGACGTTCGCAAATGGATAGGCCTACTGTCGGCCGAATTCGCTACGGGTCACCCGGCGATCCTCGCCTATGGATGGTCCGACGGCGTGTGGGGCACAATCCGACCCGCCCGGGGGATTGAGGTCGTTACCGCGATTCTCACACCTGGCCCCGAATCGGTATCCCTAAATCGAGGCGTTCCTCGCCCGGTTGTTCACGTACCGATCGACGCGTTCGAATTGGGGCGAGTATGACTCTCCCGTGGGTAAGGCTCGAAACGTCTATAGCGACGAATCACAAAATCCTCGCGCTCGTCGAGCGCAATAAGCACCGGGCCGTATCGGTCTACGTGTTCGGCCTCGCCTATTGCGGCGCGAATGAAACCGACGGATATATACGGAAATCCGCTCTACCTTTCATCCACGCCCGGGCGGCCGAGGCTAGGGATCTCGTAGAGGTCGGTCTATGGGCCGAATTCGGCGGCGGTTGGGTCATCCCCGATTGGGCCGAATACCAAATGACAAAGGAACACAACGACCTTTCAAGGGGTCGAGCGAAACGGGCTATCTGTGAGAGGTGGATGCGTAAAGGCAACCCCTGTACGTGCGGCCAACACGATACGGCCCGTATTACGGAACGTATTACGGAAAGTAATACACGGACGGACGGACGGACGGACTAACACTTACCCCACTCAACAAATCTGAAATATCACTAGAACTACGCGCACGAGAAACGAGGGCACACAATGGCAAAACGAGCAACACACAGGAAAGGATCCGAGTCACGACGCGCCCGCATACTCAAGCGCGACGGGGTAGACGGCGGTTGGATCTGCGTATGGTGCGAGAGGTTCATAGCATCACCACGCGACATTCACGTCGATCACGTCGTGCCCGCAATCAAAGCCGTAAACGAACTCGAGTGGACCGAGGTCGAAGCCAACGCCGATTGGAATATGGCAATCTCGTGTAAGCAATGCAACGAATCCAAGGGCGACCGACTCGGCCCGCCGAAATCCCGAACCGAACGCGAAAAAAAGTTCGAGAAAAAGTTTCGGCCCGGATTTTTGGGCAGCGACGTACCCCTAGCCCCCCCGGGACGGCGTTCCCTCTCCCCTGTGTCCCCCGAGCAGGGGACGATATGGGATCTGTCGGAAGGGGCGGCTCGTGGCAACGCGTAGGCGAATGACGTACACGGCCGTCACTAAGCGGCAGACCTCGCACCTCGACGAGTCGTTCGACGATCTCGTAGTGGACGCCCTGTGGCACGCGTCGGTTCTAGACAACCCCGAGGAACGCACACAGGATCGCCAACGGTCGAGCGTGATTTGGCGCGAGGCTATGTACGCGATCGGGGCTCGTATCGCTAGTGAGGCTAAGGCCGTCGAGGTGTGGGGCGCGTCTAGGCCGAGGGCCGTGTGAGCGGGCCTAGAACGGCCGTAGAGACACGAACGGACCTTGCCCGGTATGCAACGACTCGGGCGTCGGGTTCGCGCTCGTACGGGCCGCACGCGGCCGAGGTGCTCGCCCGGGTCGGGTTCGAGTTGTTCGATTGGCAGGCCGAAACACTCGACGAGTGGCTCGAGTGCGACGACGCCGGGAATCTCACCCGGGCAACGTGTGGCCTCATCGTGCCGCGACGCAATGGGAAAACGGCTCTCATTCTCGCCCGGTGTCTGTACGGGATCGGGTATCTCGACGAGCGGCGGGTGACGTACTCGGCCCACGAGCAGGGGACGGCGCAGGAAGCCTTTACGGCGTTCCAACGAATCCTCGAGCACCCGGAACTCGAGCGCACCGTGCGGCACGTCTACAACGCGAACGGCAAAGAGGCTATTCACTTTACGGACGGGTCGGTATTCCGTGCTCGGACTCGGACGGCGCACGGCGGCCGCGGCCTCGAGTGCGATCTGCTAATCGTGGACGAGGCAATGAAAGCCGAGGACGTTCACCTAGCCGCACTCACGCCGCTAGTCGCTAAGGCTCGAGCACAGGGCAGGGGACAAACGTTGTTCGCGTCGAGCGCGGGGGACGAGTCGTCCGAGGTTCTCAAGCGCATAGCCGAGCGGGGCAAGGCGGCCGACGGGACCGACGGCGGGGGAGTGTTCGCCTATCGGGAATTCCGGGCCGACGACCTCGACGACCTCAGCGACCCGGCCGTGTGGGCTCGAGCGAACCCGAGCCTCGGAACCGAGATCCTCTCGGCCGAGTTCCTCGAATCACAGTACGGCGTGCTACGCCGTGACGAGTTCGGCCGGGAGCATTGCGGCCTGTGGGGCGACTCGGCCGAGTTGCCAATGATCGCGCCCGACGAGTGGGCGGCGTGCGCGTCCGACGAGGTTGTCGAGGTCGATCCCGCGGGAGTGTTCCTCGCGTTCGATCTCACGCTCGACCGCACGTGCGCCCGGGTTCTCGCCGTCGCCGTGGGCCTCGACGGTCGAACGGTTGTTCGAGTTCTCGATACTTGGGAATCGAAATACGGCGTGGACGCCCGAGAGGTCGAGGCCCGGATTATCGAGCGTTACGAGCAGTATCAACCCGAGGCGATCGGGTTCGACAAACTCGGCGCGGGCGATATCGCGGCCCGCCTCGACGACAAGCGTTACCCGGTAAAGGCTTTCGCGGGAACGGCGATCGCTAACGCGTGCGCCGTCCTACTCGACGACGTACGGAATCGGCGCGTAGTCCACGACGGGAACGAAACCCTCGCCGGGGATCTCGCCCGTATGGTTCCTAAACCGTTCGGCGACGGCGGCGTAGTGCCTACACGTAAGGCCGTGGCGACGGGATCTATCGCGGGCGGTATCGCCCTGACGATCGGATACGCGCTCGTCCAACTCGCGGGCGAATCCGATACCGAGGTCGCCTACCGAAAATAATCCGACACGCCGCGCCGTGGAGATTGACTCAATCCCGTAAACCTTGATATCGGGGGAGAGGTGGCGATATTCGGTGCTTCCAAGGTTCGTGAGTCTTTCGTGCTTACGGCCGCGGCTCTCGACGCACAGGCCCCCGATATGGCGGCCGCGTCACGGTCGATCACGCTCGCCGATTTCGTCACGGGCGAGGGGTACGTATCGCGTGAGGTAGCCCTCAGCGTTCCCGCCTACCGCCGCGCCCGAACCCTCATCGCTCAGACTCTCGCCGGGTGCGCGCTCAAGGTGCGCGAATCCGACGGCACGCTTCACGCCCCGACGTACCCGTTCCTACGGCAACCCGACCCGAGCCGAACCTCGGTCGCCCTGTGGGCCGACCTAATCGGCGATCTATGCGATTACGGCGTGGCGTTCGCTATCAAGTCTCAGGACGCGAACGGGCAACTCGTCGGCATTACCCGCGTCGATCCCGAACTCGTCACGACGACGGCCGACGGCTACGAGGTCACGACCTCAGCGACCGACACGTGGGGCCGGATGGTGGGCCCCGCCGAGGTGCGCCGCTACTCGGCTCGGCAAGTTCTCGCGTTCGAGTCCGACGCCGGGAATTGGTTGCGTTACGGATCTCGGGCAATCAACACGGCCCGACTCCTAGAGGATGCCGCACGTACGTACGCGAGTGCCCCTAGCCCGACTACCGTTCTGTCGAACACGGGCCCGCGTAAGACTCCCGAACAGGTCGTCGAACTACTCGACGCGTTCGAGGCCGCACGCCGCACCCGCTCGACCGCCTACACGGGCCGCGATATCACTCTCGAGTCGTTCGGGTTCGACGCTACTCAGATCGCACTCAGCGACGCCCGAGGGACCGCGGTTCTCGATATCGCACGCGTGACGGGCGTCCCGAGTCTGTATCTCGCACAGGGCCCGAACGACGCCTCGATGACCTACTCGAATATGACTCAGCAGCGACTCGACCTCCTAAACGCGATCCAACCGTTCGCAACCGCGATCGAGCAGCGGCTCTCGTGGAACGACGTAAGCACAGACGGGACGAGCGTTCGTTGGGATTTTTCCGCGTGGCTCAGGACCGACCCGAAGTACCGGGCCGAGATTGCCGCCGTGTACGTCCCGCTCGGGGTTCTCACCGTGGACGAGGTTCGCGCCTATGAGGATCTCGCCCCGACCGACGCCCCGCCGACCGAAAGGCCCGCCAATGCGAATTGAGTTCGCGCACACTCTCACCGCCGCCGACACGGCCCGCCGCACGATCACGGGACGGATCGTTACGTGGAGTGAGGTCGGTTCTACGTCGGCAGGCCCCGCCCGGTTCGAGCCGGACTCGATCGAGTTCGCCGACGACGTGCGCCTCGTGCGGGAGCACGACGACACGAACCCTCTCGGACGTGCGGTCGAATTGACGGCTAGTGCGGCAGGGATCGACGGCGTGTTTCGTATCGCCGCTACCCGGTCGGGCGACGACGCACTCGTCGAGGCCGCCGACAAACTCCGCGACGGCCTGTCGGTCGGCGTCGAGGTTCTCGAATCCGAGTTCGAGGGCGAGGTGCTCGTCATTACGGCGGCCCGCCTCGATCACGTTGGGCTCGTAACGCGCCCGGCTATTGACTCCGCACGCGTGACACGCGTCGCGGCCTCCGCAACACCTACACAGAATGAGGAAGAAATGACTAACGAACCCGAGATCGTCGAGGAAATCGACGAGACCGAGGGCGTCGAGGTTGTCGAGGTCGTCGAGGCCGCGCACCGTCCCGTCGCTCGCACCCGTCCCCGCGTGACCGAGTACGACTCGGCCGCCGATTACGTCGTCGATTACGTGACCGCCGCCCGTGGCGATCGCTCGGCAATGTCCCGCGTCACCGCCGCATCACAGGTCGTCGCCGATAACCTCGGCATCGTTCCTAAGCCTCTCGTCGGCAACCTGCTCGGCGCGGCTAACGGCCGTCGCCCGATCGTGGACTCGTCCCGCCGTATGGCTATGCCGCGTGCGGGCAAGGTGTTCTCCCGCCCGCGTATCACTCAGCACACGCTCGTCGGCGCACAGGCGACCGAACTCACCGCCCTTGCCTCGCAGAAGATGACCATTACGGCCACCGATCTGACGAAGGTTACCTACGGCGGCGCGCTGACGATCTCTCAGCAGGACCTCGATTGGACCGACCCGGCGATTCTCGGGATCGTGATTGACGACCTCGGGAAGATGTACGTCAAGCAGACCGAGGCCGCAACCTCGACCGTCTTGTCGGCGATCACCGCGTCGGTTACCGCCGCGGACGCAACCTCGAAGGCCGTTATTGGCGCAATCTACGAGGCCGCCGCCAAGGTGTCGCAGGGCGTGGACGAACTGCCCAACACGATTTGGGCCTCGCCCGATATGTGGCAGATGCTCGGGTCGCTCGTGGACGGTTCCGGCCGCCCGATCTTCCCGACTGTCGGCCCGGTCAATGCGGGCGGCACTCAGAACGCTACGTCGTTCTCGGGTAACCCGCTCGGCCTCAACCTCGTAGTTTCCTCGGCTCTCGCCGTCGGTTCCCTCATCGTGGGCCGTAATGAGTTCCTCGAAACATACGAGGATCTCGGCGGCACGTTGTCCGTCGTCGCACCGTCCACTCTCGGATTCGATCTCGCCTACTACGGCTATTTCGTTCCGTGGGTCGCCGAGGCGTCGGCGTTCTGCAAGTTGGTTCCGGCCGCCGCTCCGGCGTCTAAGTAACCGCATAGACCGCTCGGGCCGGGCGGCGGGTACTCCCGTTCTCGCCGCCCGCCCGAGCACCCCTCTACCTCGAAAGGCGACCTAATGGCGACCGCGTTCCCGCTCGTAACAGGCGAGCACGTAGCGGCCGCTCTCGGCGTGCCCGTCGCCACTCCCGCAATGGAAACGGCCGCACTCGTCGCCGACCAATGGCTACGCCCCTACCTCGCCTCTACCGCGTTCCCTGACGGCCCCGAGTCCCCGTCCGTCGCACCCGTCCACGAGGCCGCACTCGCCGTGGCTATCGACGTTCTGCAATCGCGCAACGCCGCGGGCGGGCAATCGGTCGGGTTCGAGGTGTCGGGCGGCCCGTACCGAATGGGCTCGGCCCTGTGGGGCAAGGTCGCCGGACTCGTCGCCCCGTGGGCGGCGCAAGGTTCCGAGGTCGGCTAATGACTTTCACTACCTCCCGCCACGAACTCGCCGCGTACTACTCGTCCGCGGGGATCACTACCTACCCGAGCGCACCCGCGACTCTCGTAACGCCGTGCGTCGTGATCCTGCCCGACTCGCCGTGGATCGAACCGAACCGCGTCGGCGACAAGATCCGCGCCCGTATGTCGTTCACCGTTACCGCGTACGCCTCAGCGATCGACAACGAACTCTCACTCGCCGGGGTCGAGGCTCTCGTCGAGGCGATCATTCGTGCGACCCCGCACGGGTTACTCATTACCTCGGTCGGCCGCCCGGTCGAAACCGATCAAGGTTCGCAGGGCGTCACGCTCTCGGCCGCCGTAAATATCTCCGCACAGATTGAGGAAGGCTAAACAATGGCACTCGTAACAGGCAAGGAATGTAGCCTCTCGGTGGGCGCAAAGGTATACGACAACGTAGTAAACGCGTTCGAGTTGTCGTTCGAGACCGCGACTCTCGAGTATCAGACTCTCGCAGGCCCACGCGCCGCGGGCGGCTCGGAAACGGGAACGCTCACGATTACGTTCGCCTACGACTCGACCGATACCGATTCCCTTTTCGATTCCCTGTGGACCGCCGCGGGAACGTCGGTTGATTACGTCGCAACCGTCGGCGGCTCGACCTACACGGGCGCGGCAATCGCCGTTCGTCCCGGTACTGCCGCAAAGGCGGGCGAAATCGTCGAGGTGTCTGTCGAACTCGCACTCGACGGTATGCCCGTGAAGGCCGCAAAGCCGAGCACAACCGCCGCGGCAAAGACCCCGTAACAACAACAACAACGAACGGGAGAAACCCCAAATGAGAATGACATTCGCGTACGACCTCGGTAACGGGGTCGAGCACGTCGAGGTCGGGCCTATGGCGATTATCGGTTACGAAACCGACAACCGTACGAAAATCTCGAGGCTCGCCGCGGAAGGGTTCGGCATCACAGATATGACCGACCTCGCGTGGCGGCAACTCCGGCTCGAGAACAGAACAGGGCTCGACCTCGACGGGTTCCGAGGCGCACTACGAGATATCGACCCGGTAGTCGATACGGACCCTATGTAGCCCCGAGGGGATCACTTATGAGGACCGTAGCGGCGATCGCCGTAGAGACCGGGATTCCCGTAGCGGATCTCGTAAACCTCTCGGGGGATTGGCTCGAAACGCTCGTAGACGTAATCAACGAACGCAACAAGTAGGAAAGGGGCGCACGCCGTGGCAAACACTCCGCAGGTCTACGGCGTGCGCGAAACCCTCGCCGCACTACGTGAGGTAGAACCGAAACTCAAAATGGCCGCACAGTCAAAAATGCGAGGCGCGGCCCGTCCACTCGTGGACGCGATCAACGCGTACGTACCCGCCGAGGCCCCTACCCGTGGATTCGATCACAACGGCCGCACAGGTTGGGGCAACACGAAAAAGAGTCACAAGTTCCGCGCAAAGGTCGGCGGCCGCAAGGCTAAGAATCGGGACACGTGGCCGCTCGTAGTGATCCTCAACGACTCGGCCCCGGTATCTATTTTCGATATGGCCAACTCGGGGCAACTCGGCGGCGTGTTGCGTTGGAATTTCGGCCCCGCCTCTCGTGCCGCGTGGCGTCCCGAGGATCAACTCGTACGCGACACACAGGCCGCCGTGCTACAGGCGATCGAGGACGCAAGTGCGCGAATAAATCAGGATCTCGTAACGCGCCCGGGAGGTGTCACCTAATGGCAATCGTCGTTCCCATTGTTTCCGAGTGGAACCCCAAGGGCCTCGAAAAGAGTATGGCCGATTTCCAAAAGGCCGAGGGCGGTTGGGCAAAGGCCGGGGTAGCAGTCAAGAAGGCCGCCATACCCGCGGCGATCGCACTCGGGGCACTCACCGCCGCCGCGTATGACTTTACGAAAGCGGCCGTAGAGGATCAGAAGTCGGCCGAACTAATGGCCGCGAGCCTCGCCAAAACGACCGGGGCAACGAAAGCGCAGATCGCCTCGACCGAGGATTGGATATCGGCGCAAGGCAAGGCCCTCGGCATAGCCGACGATGATTTGCGTCCCGCAATGGCCAAACTAGCGACCGCTACCGGGGACGTGGCGAAGGCTCAGGAACTCGCCGCCCTATCTATGGACCTAAGTGCGGCGACGGGTAAGGATCTCGCCGCGACAAGCAATGCAATGGCAAAGGCCGCGGCGGGTTCCACGGGTGCTCTAAAGAAACTCGTACCGGGACTCGACGAGGCCGTACTCGCGTCGGGTGATCTCGCCGCGATCCAAGCCGAGGTAGCGTCCAAGGTCGGGGGAGCGGCCGACGTTGCCGCGAACACGGCCGCGGGCAAGATGCAACGCTTTACCCTCGCAATGGACGAGGCGAAAGAGTCGATCGGTTACGCGCTCCTACCCGCCCTGACGGCTCTACTCGGCCCGCTACAGGGCCTCGGGGAATGGGCGCAGAACAACACGCCGCTAATCCTCGCCGTCGGAATCGCAATCGGCACAGTCGCCGCCTCAATTCTGCTCGTCAATGCCGCTATGGCCGTATGGAACACACTCCAAACCGTGCTCGCGGCGAAAACCGCGATCGTGACCGCCGCCCAATGGCTATGGAACGCGGCCCTCACGGCGAACCCGATCGGAATTGTGATCGTCGCTATCGCCGCATTTATCGCCGCGATCGTTCTCCTGTGGAACAAGTGCGATTGGTTCCGTAACGGCGTTCTCGCCGTGTGGGCAGCGATCCAAGCGGGGATCGAGGCCGTCGTAAATTGGTTCCGCGATACCGCGTGGCCGATCCTCAAAACCGTATTCGAGTGGATCGCCTCGGCCGTCGAGTTGTACCTAACGCCGTGGCGTATCGCGTTCGAGGCGATAAAGACGGTCGTCGGGTTCCTCGCCGACGCGTTCGTCGTCGCGTTCGACGTGATCCGCAAGGCGATCGAATCGGCGTGGAGATTCATCGAACCGATCCTCGACAAGATTTCGGCCGGAATCAACGCGATCAAGTCGGGTATGGATTTCGTCGGCAATATCGGCGGCGCAATCGGCGGCGCGCTCGGCCGCTCGGCCCCGAGTGTGCAAATGTCCCGCGCCGGGGGATCGCCCGTAACCGTGAACGTGACGGCAGGAATCGGCGACCCCGTAGCGATCGCCCGACAGATTGAGAACGTTCTCACGACCCGGAATATCAGACTCGGCGGCGCGTACTAATGGCCGACCTACGGCGCGTCTACACGTACTCGGTACTCATTGACGGGATCGAGGCGAACGGCCTTACCCTCGCCGGGGCGTCGATCAACTACGGCTCGACGGGCGAGGCCCGCAAGGTCGAACCGACCGACGCCCGATTGACGTTGATCTCCCGGGACGCCTCTCCCGAGATCGCCGACCAATACCCGGGGATCGGCCTCGGCGACCATTCCAAGCCGTCCGGGTTCACCGACGACTACCGCGACAAGTACGAGGGCGCGTATACGCAACTCGTACCCGGGGCGAGTGTTGTCGTCAATGCGACCCCGGTCTATTCGGCGTTCGTAGACGAATACACGGACACGTACGAGGGCCCCTCGACTACGACCCGATTCTCGGGATTCATCGCCGCGATCGACTACACGCCCGCATACGTCGGCCTCACGTGCGTAGACCGCCTCGGCCCGCTCAACCGTATAGAAATCGGCGCGGGGAATTGGCCGCAGGAGAACGAAACGGCCCGCGCTACCCGTATCGAGACCGAATCGGGAATCGACTACTCGATCGTCGGAACCTCAACGGCAACCCTCGCCGCACGTACCGGGCAGACCGTCAAGGCGTTAGAGGCCCTCGCCGAACTCGCCCGCGATTGTGACGCCCTCCTGTGGGCGAACCGCCTCGGGCAAATCACCTACCGAACCCGCACCTCGGACACGGGCTCGATCGTGTATAACCTCCCGCCGAACGCGGTTCTCGTGGATTCGCTCTCAATGTCGAACGAGATCGGCCGCGTCTATAACTCGGTCGTGGTCGAGTACGGCAACCCGAAAGCGAACGTAACCGTCGAGGACGCCGCGTCGAAGGCGAAGTACGGGGAACGCGACACGAGGTTTACGACGGGCCTAGCGACCGCGGGCGACGCCACGACGTACGGGAACCGCTACCTCGCAGGACACGCCGAAACGTACTGGCGTATGCCCTCGGTCACGGTCGATCTAGCAATAGCCGACTACTACGACATTCCCGACCTACTCGATATCGACCTCGACGACGAGGTAGTCGTACCGACGGCCGCCCTACGAGGCGCACCCGTGACCGAGTACCGGGCCCGTGTCGTCGGTTACGAGGAAACCCTCGACCCGTACGCGTGGCGAATCACCTACTCACTTAGCCCGCAAGGTTGGACACGAAAGGCGAACGTATGACAAACGTCGGGGATCTCGGACACGTAACGGACGGGCATAACGACCTAGAGGCCGACATTCGGGCCGAGGCGGCACGGTTCGGCGTACAGGTAACGCTCGGCGGCCCATTCGCCGAGGGCGCACAGGGGCACGTCGAGGCGCATAACGCCGAGCGGGCCGCGCTACAGGAGATCGCCACGGCGGCCGGGATCACCGTCACCCTGCCCGACCTCGCCAAACTCGGCGACACGGGACACGTAGCCGATCACGACCTTATGGCGGCGGCGGTTGCGATCATTCGGCAGGCCGACGCGTACAACGCCGCTACGGGTGGCACGGTTGCCGATCATTGGGACGCGACCGCGGGCAAATTGTGGCGCACTCACACGTTCACTACGTCGGGTGATCTAGTTGTAACTAAGGACGTCGGACGGCCGTTCTCGGTTCTGCTCGTGGGCGGCGGCGGCGGCCCGGGCGGCGCGCAGCCGTACGGCATCACCCCGGGTGGTGGTGGCGGCGGCGGCGTGCTCCTCGTGAACACGGCGAAACTCGTTCTCGGCTCTAATCCCGTTACGGTCGGCGCGGCAGGATCACAAGGGGGCGAAAACAACCCCGGTAACAATGGCGGCGACTCGGTGATCGGAACGTACCGGGCGAAAGGCGGCGGCGGCGGCGGCTCGTATCACGGGGGCCCGACTATCGGCGGCTCGGGCGGCGGCGGCGCGCCGGGAGGCTCTCAGGGCGGCGCGGCAGGTACGGCCGGACAAGGGTTCGCAGGGGGCAACGGTTGGGAATCCGGCGGCCCACAATTTAAAGCAGAACCCGGCGCGGGCGGCGGCGCGGGCGGCGCGGCGTCCAACGGCGGGTGGGACATTCCGTCGAATCCCGGCCCCGGTCGTGTGCTCAATTTCCGGGGGACCGATGAAACGTTCGGCGCGGGCGGCGTGGCCTACTACGGCACGGGCGGCGGTATGCCCGGATCTAGCGCGGGCGGCGTAATTGTTCGCTACGAGGTGGCCCCGTGGAATGCGGCAACTGGCGGCACCATCACTGAGGTAGACAACTACAACGGCACCGGGCAGAAGTGGCGCGTCCACAAGTTCACGGCTAACGGCACCCTGAACGTGTCCATTGCTGCACAGCCGTTCAAGGTGCTGGTCTGTGGTGGTGGAGGTGGTGGCGGGGTCGCGATGAACGCCAACGGCGGCGGCAAGGGCCGCGGCGGGAAGCCAACCCTGAACAACACCGCGACACTGACCGTTGGCAACGTTGCCGTCGTAGTCGGTGGCGCAGGCGGTCGCGCCCCGGACCAAGATTGGGCAGCAGGCGGCACAGGTGGCAACAGTTCACTAGGCACAATCACCGCAACAGGCGGCGGCGGCGGCGGCGGCGGCGAATCACCATACGTGGGAGATGCCCACACACAGACAGCAACCATTCAGGCGGCATACAACGACCCGGCCACTTGGGTGTCATCCAACATCACAGGCGCATCGGCTAAGTACGGGCACGACGGCTCTTGGGGCGGCCCACAGTACGAAGGGCCGAACGGTGACGGCCCCGGCGGCGGCGGTCGCGGCGGCGGCAACGGATGGGGCAACCGGGGCACACCCACAGCAGGCAACGCAGGTGTCGTCATTGTCGCTTACAGGATCGGGTGACGATGCTCGGTATTCACTTCACAGGATGGGAAGCAGAACCGTGGACCGATGGGCCGACTCACGTTCGCCTGTGGGATAACGGGGTCTCGTGGCGCGCAATCCATACGGCAGTAGATACCTACGAGTGGGCCCGCCTAGACGCGATGGTGGACTACTACACCGCCAAGGGCGTGAAGATTACCTACGTCGCGTGCGCTACCCCGCAATGGCTCGCAATGGACCCCCACGCCCCGCATTTCGCGCCGTGGTTGGGGGAGGGGAGTAACTCACTCCCGTACGACGTGGACGAGTGGAACAAGTTTATTTGGAACCTTGCCACGCGTTACCGGGGCCGTATCCACTATTACGAGATTTGGAACGAGCCTCAACTCGCCGATTTTATGTACCCGTACGACACGGCTACGTGTAACCGCCTAGCGACGATGACTCAGCGGGCGAAAAACACGATCGACTCAATCGACCCCGCCGCGATGGTTATCGCGGCGTCGGTACTGCCCCGCCAATCGTCCGGCGGGATGAACAAGGCGCAACGGTTCCTCGACGCGCTCGAGGCTAAAGGTTGGCCGTGTGACGCCTACGCGTGCCATATCTACCCCGAGGTCGGGTATTGGGCCCCGAGGTGGAAAGAGTATCTAGCCGACGTGAAAGACGCCCTCGCCGCAATGAACGCCCCGAACAAATCCAAGATTTGGGTTACCGAAACAACGTACGGCCTACTCGGCGACCCGATCCCCGAGGACAAGGCCGCCGCCGTCGTAGATCAGACCTACCAACACGCCGCCGCCCTTGGCGTGCAACAGGTCTATTGGTACGCGTGGAACCGCCCCGACCTCGGCGGGCTACAGATCAAGGACGGCAGTACCGCGTGGTCTGCCATTAGGAGGGACGGCAATGGGTAGTTGGCAACTCGTGAAAGGCGGCGTGACCCTACGCGATCAAATCAACGCCCGTTGGGGGACCCGCGATAAGGCGAGCGACGGGTCGGTCGGAGATGCCGATCACGCCGACCGGGAGAGCGATCACAACCCGGACGAGAACGGTTGGGTACACGCGATCGACATTGACGAGGACCTACGCGGCTCGAAGCACGATAACCGTTGGCTCGCCGATCAACTCGTCGCCTACGCCCGGACGCGCCGTAGCGGGTCGAACAGGCTCAAAAACATCGTGTACGAGGACCAAGTGGCATCGGGGACCTACTCGGATACGTATTGGACCTTCCGAGGTTCCGGGTACGGGCACACTCACCACCTACACGTGTCTTTCACGTCGGCCGCCGAGCAGGGCGGGCAGCGTTACGAGATCCCGATTCTCGACGGGTCGGCCGACCGATGGGACGGCTCGGTCCCATATTTCGACGTGATGATTCGATCTCTCGAAAATGGCGAGCGCAATAAGGCCACGTGGCGGCTCGCCTGCCGCCTCGCCGAACTCGGGTTCTATAACGGCGAGGTCACGCCCGAGGGGGAGCAGGGATTCCCCGTGAAGGCGATCGAGTCAATGCAAAAGTGGATGGGATGGGCCGTACAACCGTATTGCGACAAGACACACAGGGCCGTGTGGAAATCCCTCGAAAACACGCCGTCGTGAACCTACGCGACCTCGCCCGGTGGCCCCTACTACTGGCGACGGGTGTCCTACTCACGGGCGGGGTAGTGCTCGCAACTCAGGAAGGCATATCGCCCGAGACACGCGTCGCCCTCACGGTCCTAGGCTCGGTATGCCTCGGGGCGTGGATCGCTCTCCTAGCGTCGTCCGGGCACGACGGGAAAGACCCGGACTAGATTTCCCGACACGCCAAAAAATAGAACAATCCCGAGATTTTCGACGGCCCGGTGCTTATGATGAGAGCACACGGGAGATGTAACGCGAGTGACCCGTGTGGCTTTTTGCCGATAACGCACAAATTGGCAAATTATGTCAAGTAACGCCCGGGGCATATGTCCCGAGTTACACGTACATACAAGGCCACACGGCGTCCCTAGCGTTCCGCTCCCTCAAACGGGAGAAAGGAATGGCTAATGAGTGTCCCTACGCAAGTTCTGACGGTTGCGGGTAGATACCGCGAGAACCGAGGCGGCCGCCTCACGGTACAAATTACGGCCCGAGATATGGCCGAGATCGTTATTCATATGCCGCCGACGTTCGACGGCGCACCGGGCGCAGAACAAAGAATCGTGTTCGCAGGCGAGAACCTCCTCGGCCTTATTGCCGCCCTCGCCGAGGCCGAGACCTACCGGGCCGGGGTCGAGCCTTACGAGGTAGAGGTAGTCGCCTCGTGAGTGGGCGAAATCCTCGGGAATGTGAGGCAACGATCGTCGTTCCCGTCGGATACGACGAAACCGTATTCGGGTTCTGTGATCTGCCCCGAGGTCACGCGGGCGTGCATCATTGGGTCGAGTCGTGACCGCGTGTAAGGCGTGCGGCCGGGTAATCCCCGAGCACTACCTAACCGCCGCCGTGGACGGTATGCACCCCGGTTGTTACCGCCGCCTCGCCGGATTGCCCCGCCGTGGCCAATGGGACACGCGAGTAAACCGGGGGCGACCGTGAACCCCTATCTCTCGTGGGCCGTGCTCATCCTCGGTTGCGGGTTCCTCCTGTGGATCATCCTCGCCGCCGACGCGCGCCTATGGCAACGCAAATACGAACGCGACGACGCCCAAGGGGATCTCGAACGCCTACGACGCCTAGAGGAATGGCGCGACGCCCTCGGCCGCCAATACGTAAAAGCAACCGACGAACGGGAGATGGACAAGTGAACGAAATCGCAACCCGCACGCCCCTTGGGGACCGAATGAACTACGCAAAGGCACTCGCCGAGGCGAGTCTCCTGCCCGCGTCCTACCGTAAACAACCCGCGAACGTCCTGCTCGCAATGGAATACGGCGACGCCCTCGGCCTCTCGCCGATTGCCGCAATCCAAGGCGTACACGTGATCGACGGCAAGCCGACCGCCTCGGCGCAACTAATCGGCGCACTCGTACGCAAGGCGGGCCACCGCCTACGCGTAGTCGTCGCTCCCGACCGCACGGCGGCCCGGGCAACGATCACCCGCTCGGACGATCCCGAGTTCGAGTTCGAGTCCGTGTGGACTCTCGACCGGGCGCAGGCCGCGGGCCTGCTCGGCAAGGGCACGTGGAAGCAATACCCCGAGAATCTGCTCAAGGCCCGCGCCATTACCGAGGTCGCTAGGGACGCCTGCCCCGAGGTTCTGTCGGGAGTCGCCTACACGGCCGAGGAACTAGGCCACGACGACAACCCGACCCCGGCGCAACGTATCGAGGCGGTATCCCGTGACCAATGGCAGACGCCCGGACCCGTCGAGGTAGTCGAGGCCGAGGTCGTCGAGGCCCCGGTCGCCGACATATTCGTACCCGCAGGGCAAAGCGGCCGCATCCAACGGCAGGCCGCAACACAACCTCAGCGGCAAATGCTCGGCAGGCTCGCCCGCGAGGCCGGATTCGACTCGACGGCCGAATTCCTCGCCGACGAATCGGCGTCCAAGATCCTCGGCGGCCGCCCGTCCGAACCGCTCAACAAGGCCCACGCCTCAGCGTTGATCGAGGCCCTACTCGCATACGTCAGGGAATCCGACGCCCCGCTCGATCACGAACCCGAACCCGACCCCGACGTACAGGGCGAGGAATACGAGGCGGGCCGATGAACCCCGACGAGTGCTACCTATGCTCCGCGCCCGCAATCGACTACGTGTGCCACGAGTGCCGACGGTTCTATACGCCCGTCGAGATCGCTCAGAAGCGACTCATAGCGGCGATCCTACGAAACCCCTCGAAAGGCTCGAGCGAATGACATTCACACAGGAAAACAAACTCAAGGCGCGAATTCTCGAACTCGAGGGCCTGTATAGGAACTCGAGCGCGCACCGGGACGAGTTGTCACGGCGTAACGACGAACTCGTACGACTACTCGAATCCGCTCGATCGGTCGCCGCGTCACTAGAGGCCGAGTGCGCCCTATGTCCCGACGTAATCCACAACAACACGGGGGGCGCGTAATGATCGCCGCCGCGCTCGTCGCGGCGATCGCCCTCTCGGCCCCAATGTCCGAGGCAAGCGTTCCCGAGCGCACGTTCCTAGCGTGCGTACAGGAACACGAGTCTCGGGGCAACCCTCGGGCCGAGAACCCGATCAGCACGGCCTCGGGCCTCTACCAATTCATAGACGCCACGTGGCGAGGCAACGCCAAATGGGCCCGGTGGGGGAACGAATACCCCGCCCGCAAATACCGCCGCGCCTCACAGGCCCCGAGGTGGATACAGGATCTCGTCGCCCTCCACTCGG